GAGCAGTGGCAAATTCCGTAATTGGTAAACATACTCTATGGATACCTGCTGCTGCGATGAGACCAACGGACTCCAATGGGTGTGCATCAATTACTGATGTAGAAACAACATCTGGTAGACCTGACTTACAGGTTCTTGACTTTGATACTGGAAGTGACGAACACGCACAATTCGGAGTTTGTTTTCCAAAATCTTGGAATATAAGCACAATCACTTTTCAGGTGTGGTGGTGTTCTACCGCAACTGATACGGATGGAGTGGCTTGGGGTTTACAGGGGGTGGGAGTAGCCGACAACCAGACTGCTGATATCGCATACGGAACGGCTGTCGTGGTCACAGATGATGCTCAATCAGCAGCAGAGGAGGTATATGTAACAGCAGAAAGCACTGCGGTCACTATCGCACAGACACCAGCCGATGACGATATGACTTTCTTCAGGGTATTCAGAGATGTCTCTGATGCTAATGATGATATGACAGAGGATGCAAGGCTTTTAGGAATCAAATTGTTTTATACAATTGATGCAGGGGAGGACACTTAAAATGAAAAAGAATTATGCAAAAATTGACAGGGCAACAGGAAAGGTTTTAAAGCATAAAAGTTCGGAAGGAATGGAGAGGGTTTTTAACAAAGAAGTGGTATGGTTGGAAATGGAACTAACTGGCAAGCCAGATTATGATAAGGATAGCGAGAAGGTGGTTCAATACCAGAGGGTTTCTGCCGACATTTCAGATTTAAGCGTTGATGTTCCACCCGATACTAAATTCCTTCAGGGTTATGATAAGGTTGATTTAAGTAATGATGAAAAGGAACAGATTAAACTTGGAAAGATTGTAGAATCTGATGATGACCTTGCCAGATTTACAGAGGATATTCTGGTTGCGATAGCACAGGGAGACAGTTTAGAGAAAGATAGTTTTCCAGATGAGGTCTGGGAGAAGGTAAATGTGAGGAGAGTGTTAAGGGGGGAGGATGAAGTCTAATGTTAAAACTTAATTCACTCTCTGGTTTTGGTAGTGGAGCAGCAGCAGGAGCAGGAGGAGCAATTTATGGTTATTCTTGTGGTGGTAATAGAGGAGCCCCCGCTGGAGGTAGAACATTTGCTACAGAACGTTTAACATTTGCTGATAGTACATTTGCTGTCCATACAGATGCTGATTTATCAGAAGCTCGTTCAGGAATAAGACAAGGTTTGTCTGATAAAGTAACATATGGTTATTCAGGAGGAGGTAGTCCTGCATCTCCAGGATGGTCAGATGTTACAGATAGACTTACATTTGCTTCAAGTGTAGCATCAGCTAATACTGATAGTGATTTAGATCAAGGTAGACGAAACTTAGGAGCTATAAATGGATTAACTTATGGTTATTTTATCGGAGGAGAGACATCACTTTTTCTGAAAACAAGTGAAGAGATAACGTTCTCAACAAGTGTTACAGCTATTAATACTGATAGTGATTTAGCAATTGAAAATTATACACCAACTGGTATTAGTGATGGAGCAACATATGGTTATTCAGTAGGAGGTTATACACCAAACGCACCAACAAATGTAACTGAGCGTATGACATTTTCATCTGCTGTATTTGCTGTTAATTCTGATAGTGATTTAACTACAGCTACATTTTCTGGATCTGCATTAAGTGATGGATCAACTTATGGTTATCATTTAGGTGGTAATACTGGAGCTAAAATAACTACTGCAGAACGTTTAACATTTGCAGATGGTACAATGGCTCTTAGCACTGACAGTGATTTATCAGGTGGTCGGTCAGATTGTGGTGGTATTAGTGATGGAGTAACATATGGATATTGTATTGGTGGTAATACTGGAGCTGTTTATCTTGATATTCAAGAAAGAATAACATTTGCAGATAGTGTTACAGCTGTAAATACAGATGGAGATTTAGTAGTAGGAATATGCACATCAGCAGGTATTAGTGATGGAGCAGTTTAGAAAATTAATTTGAAGAAGAGAGCATGAAAAAAGATTTAGTAAAAGTAGAAGTAAGTATAGAGCAAGAGTTGGTAGACGCATTTTATGAGATGCCACAAGCGAAACCAGACTATGTACTGAGGGAGTTGGTCATAGGGCAACATGAGACTATCGAAATGCGATATGCTCATACTGTGTTGAATTTAAGGCTTACTTACAATGCTTTAAGAAAAGCAAAGATAAATTTTGAGAGAATTGATTATCAAATTGAACAGTTAAAAAAGAAAGACGATAAAATATCTGAATTTAAATGGAGAGACAAAGAGATTGACAGGATGGAGGCTGAATGTGCTGTTATAGGGAAGATGAGGGAGTTTAGTTGTCTTTACAAAATATGGCAATCATTTCCCAAAAAGTTTACAAGAACAGAAGTAAATGAGAATCAGCCTGAGTACTGGTATAAGAGGGCGATGAAACAATGCCATCAAGATATGATGGCTACTGGAAGGATTAGTCAAGGCAACCAAGACCTCCGCAGACAGATAGGTCACCCAGTAACTCCAGCACCAGAGTTAGAACACACAGTCAATGTAGAGCAACGATTTATTGAAACCAGTAAAGGTAATAAGTTAATGGTAGCAGTACCAGTTCAACAAGATATTCCTGATGAAGAACGGAAGAACTTTAAACTCCCATGTGTAGAGGGATTAATAATTCCTCCATACTATGATTATGGTGGTGTGTATATAGCTCATGGAAGAACAACAGCAGGAGCATATAATGAAATAGCTAGAGTGTTTCTGAAATCTGGAGGAGACTATCTATTAACAGTAGAAGATGATACCTTTCCAGAGCCTGATGCTTTCATTAGATTGATGGAACATATTAAGTCTGGTAAGAAAGTAGTTGGTGCATGGTATCCAATGAGAGATGGGTCAGGTCAAGGAGTTCCAATTATAACAGGTACAGATGGCAAAAGAACTTATTTACCTGCTGATGGAGAGGTGCATGAAGTGCTGACTATACCTATGGGATGTACCTTGTATAGTAAAGAAGTATTCTTTCAAGTAGAATCTCCATATTTTGTAAGAACTGATAATTTGTCTCAAGATAGTTTCTTTTCTCAGAAGTTGAGAGATGCAGGATATACATTGTATTGTGATACAAGTATCAGGTGTAAGCATATAGATAGAGAAACAAGTAAGGTTTATGAATGAATTACTGACACACCTTTTTTCAACCTGACTTCAAAGGTCTTGTCAGCACAGAGGGCGAGTTCATCAAGGTGGGTTACGATTATGAATTGCAGACTTAGCCTATCACGAAGTTCCTGTAATAAGTCACAGGCTCTTGGGAGTAGGTCTTTGGAGAGAAACTTGAATGGCTCATCAAGTATTAAAGTATTTCTGCTTTTCGGGTTTTGTAAAGTCCACAAAGCAATACGCAAGGCGAAGGAGGCTACATCAACTACACCTCCTCCGCTTGCAGACAATGGAGTGATCCTAACTCCATTTTTCTCAAAGAACAACTCACATTCCGTTTTATTTCGTCTGACAACGAATTCCATTCCAAATTTGTAAGGATCATCAAATATAGTTTCTAACGCCATAGTTACTATATCAGAAATGTGCACTTCTAGTTGACTTTGAGTCTTTTTAGATACTTCTTGTATTATTACTTGAGCACATCTAGAGTCTTCTATAGACATCTTCAGAGCTTTTTGTTTCTCTTTAGATGTAGAAAGTTGTTCTATAACTTCATTTCTTTGACCTTTTTTCTGGTCTATTTGTGATCTAAGTTCCTTTAAATTCACTTAAAATATTATCCAATTTTAAAATTTTATTTTCAATCTCTTTTACCATTTCTATTTTGCGTCTATCTAATTTTTTATATAAATTTTCCCCTTCTTTAAGATTATTACAAGCAAATTTCTCATTTAAATACTTAAAACATTCCTCTTTTTGTCCTTGAAGTTTAATTTTCTTAGTTATTTGAGATTCAATACGATCTTTTAAAGCTGTTAAATCATTCGCTAGTGTCATTTATATGCTCCCATATTTTTTCTTTCACCGATTCATCTATATCATTTTTATCTAAGAACTCTTCCATATTCTTTTCAAAATTTAAACCTAGCTCATAATTATCTTGTAATTTATTTACAAACACTTCAATTCTTTGGTTGCGTTCTTTTACAACATCTATGTGGTCTCTATTGATCACATTTCCTGTTATTGGAAGATAAACTCTTTCAACACTATTATTATCTGCATACCATAAATATATAGAAGGTTTATGATCCACTTGGTTTGCACTCATACGCATAATAGAACCTGCATTAACAAGAAGCCTGTTGTTTTGCTCTATTACAAATGATTGATGATTATCTCCTGTTACGATTAATTTTGAACCAGACAATTTTTTAAGTAATTTTTTAGCGTGATCCGCTTCTTGTCTGTCCCATAATTTATCTTCCTGAGATTTAATAATCATCTTATGCACAAGAGAGATAGATTTATTAGAATCTAATAAAGCATCATTATAAGAGAAAGGACTTATATCCTTATATTCTTTAGTTAATACTTTAATACACTTCTTTCTATTTAATAAACCTATCCCACCCTCTTCCCATTTATCTAATCTATGATTAATTAAATCATGCTGTCCACAGATAGTATAAATTTTTACACTTGGAAAGCTATTTAATATATCAATAAAATAATTAAGAAGTTTATCTCCCCAAATTGGTTTATGTCCTAAATCACCTGCGATTAAAATGGGACAATCATATTTTTCGGCTAAAGATAAAATAAATTTTATTTTTTTGGTTTGGGCTTCTATATAATCATCAGTTCTACATATAGGTTTAGTTCCTCTCACATGCCAATCAGATGAAAGTATATAATCTGGTGTTTTAGTTTTTTTCATAGTAAGCTATTCTTACACATTTATCATCTTCTTCTATATATGTAAGAACATCATCTTCTTTTATATAACATCTTTTAACTAATTTGATATCTCTGTCTATATCACTTTCATAATCTTTAATATCAACTTTCATCATAAGAAAGTCGGATTTTTTTATTTCTCTGATTCTGAGTTCCTTATCTTTTTTACTTCGTTTTTTTATTCTGTTTAGCCATTTCATTTATATCTTCCTTTATTCTATCTGCAAGGCTTCTTTAGCAATATCTGTGATTTCATTCATAGCATTATTAACTATAACCCTTGCCTCTGCTCGAAGTATATAATTTTCTTCAACATGTTCAAGAATAGCTTGTCTATCCTCAAAATCATACTCCATTAATAAACTTTCTAATACTTCATCATTCATTTTTTATTTTGCTCAACTTTCATTCATTTTTTCACCTATTTCTACTATTCCAGTGGTACAGAATGGGCAAAATGTTACTGGAAGTATGCCAATATATCCAGTAATGCCACCCTCATTTTCAATATCAAATTCAATTTCACAAATTGAACACTTTTCAATTATCTGAGAACTACCCATTCTTTTTCAGGAAATTTCTTGGTTGGAACATATATGACAGCATCTTTTCCTTTTGTCTCAATTTTTATAGTTGACCTATTAGCTGATATAATTCTACCATCAACACTACCTGCCTCATTGTATAATCTCACTCTTGCACCTATACCAATAACAAGAGAACTTTTAAATTTTCTCCATGCAAATTCATTAAATAGAAAAGACCTAAGATAAATTATAATATAACCAACTACCATTAATTGAAAGAGAGTAAAAAGCATCTCCCATTGCAATCCACTTGTTACTATTTCTTTTATAACATTTGATGTATCATCCATTTTGTTCTCCTCTCCCACATAATGGGCAAATGTCAGGCATTAACTCATTAAATTTATCCTGATCTTTTTTAAGTTCAATTTCATACCAATTTAAATTAGTTTGAATATTTGTAATTAATTCTAGAGTTCTTAATAATTCATTTTGTTTTTCTTTTACTTTATTAAATTTTTCTAATAACTTTCCAATTTTATTTATATCTTTTTGTAAATCATCTAAATCTGAATATTGTTCTAGTTCTTTCTGACAATTTTTTATTTCTTCTAGAGTCTCTGAAAGAAATTTTTGTTGAGTCCCGATTTTAAAAAGATCACTATCAAGAATCTCAAGTTCATCTGCAATTTCTTCTGCCTCATCAAGATATCCAAAACTTTCCTCCCTCTCTTCTAATCCTTCTATGTGTTTATCACAAACCTCTAATAATTCTTTTTCTTTTCTAAGAGTCTTGTTAATGCTTAATATAGAGGAATCAATTTTATCAAGATGAACAATTGTGTTAAAATATTTAGCAACTTCCCCTCCCGACATCGCAAGGAGAAAAGGAGAATCAAATTGCCAAGCAATGTTTAAGGAGGAGAAGTTTAAAAATTTTTTTATTTCTTCTGGAACATCCTGACCAAATGACAGAAACTTCTCATCACCTTGTCCTGCTACAGAGGTAAGGTTTTGTAGGTTGTAGAAATTAGTCTTGCCCTTTCCTCTCCTGACTGCCCATCCACTTACTAAATTTAAATTAACATTAGTCTCACCGCCCCAACTACTTCTAAAAGCCTCTCCACTAGGTCTATTGTTAATTACCCAATTTAAAGCACGAACAATCGTTGTCTTACCACTATCTGATTGTCCTACAATGATATTGATTCCTTCATCAAATAGAAATTCAGAGTTTTTGTGACTCTGAAAATTATCCATAATTAGAGAATTAATCAAATACTACATCCTTCCATTCAGTATTAATCCATTGCCCATCAATGTGCCTTTGTTCTCTCTGCCTGTATTGCAGAACTACAAAACAAAGAGTTTCACCTGTTTGAATTGCTCCTTCAGGTAATTCTTGTAAGGGATGGTCTACACTTATTCTTTTCCATCTAAGTTCTATTGTCATATATACAATACATAATTAGATTTCCAAAATTGTTTACAAGCTTTAATTAAAGCAATTTTTCTTCCTTTTTTCTTACTAAAAATATCTTTTTTACTGCAAGCTGATTGACCAAAATAATTTTCCCCATCAATTGTTATTGACACATCTGTTAATCTTTGACCATTTTCAGTTAATGTTTCAGGATAGTGAATTCTGAAATTTTCAATTTTTTCTATTGGTAAATTTTCATAAATTTGTTTCCCACTTATTTTCTTAAATCTTTCTAAATTCATTATTTTTTATAAATCTAAAAGTTCAAAAATCACCGACCATTTTTCACTACTCTAGTTATTTAATTTTATCATTTAATAGCTATCCAACCTGCAAAGTTCATCCATCTCCAAAAACAATCTATTTGTGTAAATCCAGAAGTCTTTAACATCTCCTCATTCCATTTAGCTGTTACAGGAACTAATACACCTTCTAAAGAAAACTTTTTTCTTTCTATCTGATTTTGTGTGTAACCATTAGAGGATTTCATGTCATAGTACATTTTTCTAAAATTACGATCAAGGTCTGCAGAGTTTCCTATTACTTTTTCTACTAATATGAAACAACCACCCTCTTGGAGACTATCATATACATTTTTCAAAATTTGTAATCTGTATTCAATTGGTGTAAATTGTATTGTGAGAATAGACAACACAACAGAACTTTTAATACTGGAATTTTTAAAGAGTGGGAAGCTATGCCTTAAATCAGTGTACTGAACAAAAACATTATCGTAATCTTGAAATCGTTTTTCTGTTACTTTTAACATTGGTTTGCTTGTATCACAGCATAGAAATTTGCTTTCTGTGGAAAATTCGGCAACCAACGAAGCTATAGCTTCCCCTCTAGAGCATCCTAAATCTAGGACACATGTGCCTTTCTTTATGTATTCTTTAGCTAACTCATTTACAGATAATCTCATGAGTTTATATTCAGGAATAGACCTAGTTAGCATATCATCAAAAGCATTGGTAACATCTTCATCAAACTCCCATTTTTCTTTAGGTTTGACTTCATCTTTAATACCACTCATATCCCAATTTCCTTCCTATAGCTTCAATAACTGGAATTGTAACAGTTCTACCACATCTTTCCCATCGTTCTGAATTAGATACAAGTGTTCCATCATCATAATACTTTGTGAAATTATCTGGAAGACCTTGTAATCGTTCAGTTTCAAGAGGGGTTAGCTTCCGTATATCATTATGTTCAAGTGATTCCGTATAAATTCCATGACGATCTTGTACTCCTACAGTGTGAGCTATCTCACCATTTTCTTTAAATCGTCTACCTCTTTGTCTTTTGGTTTTTCTATTAGGAGTCAAACAAGGTCTTACAACAAAAGGCACATTATGACCACCAGTACCCATATTAGCTGTAAGTGTCGGCACACCATCACCTTTATAATCTCTAAAGTAACCTCTTCTCCATTGTTTTATAAAAGTTCTGGTACTACCACCTTTAGTATAATGAGCATCTAAAGTTCCTGTATATCTATTACCTTTGTTAGAAACCCCTTTCCTGCTTTCTTGTTCTTCATATCCTTTTTTATCATCCTGTTCTTTTGAGCTTCCGATAGGAAAAACTTTTGGTCTGGATTTAATTCTAGAATTTCCAACAATGAATAACCTTTCCCTATTTTGTGGGACTCCGAAATTTTTGCTGTTAAGCACTTCCCATTGAATGTCATACCCAAGTTCATCCAACGAAGTGAGGATGATTGACATAGTTCTTCCGTTGTCATGGTTGAGGAGTCCTTTGACATTCTCAAGAAGCAAATAAGGGATTTTTGTAACCCGAAGGATTTTGCAGATTTCAAAAAAGAGAGTTCCTCTGGTGTCTGATGTGCAGAACCCTGTCTTCTTTCCTGCAACGCTAAAAGTTGCACAAGGAAATCCTGCGGTGAGTAAGTCTGCTCTAGGGATTTCTTCTCCTGTGATTTTTCTAATGTCTTGCTCATTGGGATATTCTCCAAAATTATATTTATAAATTCTACGAGGTCGTTCTAACCATTCATTAGCCCAAACACATTTATGTCCAGACCTTTCAAGACCTAATCTAAATCCCCCAATACCTGCAAATAGTTCGATGAATTTCATAAATTAATGTAATTCTACTTTAAGACTTCCATCATCTTTTATGTGGTCTTCTAAATAAACGCAAAGTGCGAATGCATCCCAACTATGATTCTTCAATCCATAAGTAATCCCTTGATTTTTTTTAGTGCCTTTTTCTCCAAAACGATCTAATAAAACTCTTTTAACATTTGCATCTTTAGCTTTTGTTGTGTGGCAGAAATGTAATTGTATATCTGATTTGAAAATTAAAGCATAAGATTTCTGTTTCTTCTCCATGCGTTCCTGAAATCTTCCTATGGCTTTACAAGTGTCAAAAGTAGTCTTGCCGACAGGCATTCCATAACTTTTGATGTCTTCAATTACATAATAGTGAGCAGATTGTTGAGCAACCATATGATTAGGATATTGATCATCAGCACAAAGAATTTTTTGTTTCTGTGTGTCCCAAATACATATTCCACTCTTTTCTGAACCCACATCAATTCCGTAAATTATAGCCATTATTTAAATCTTTTTTTTCTCTTTGGTTTGATCTTTTCTTCTGCTTCATTCCAATCTTTTTCAATTAAATTTATCAATGAATCATATTGTGTTTTATCATCTTCAATAAATTTAATTAAATCAATTCTTTTCATCTCTTGACCATTCCAAAGAATTTCTTTAGCTCCACCATAAAGATAAGTCAGCATACTTCCAATATCGTCTACCCCATAATCAAAGAGTATGTCAAATTCTGCCTCACGAAATGGTTTCGCTACTTTATTACGATTAAGTTTTGCTTTAATTCTAATGCCATAAACTTTCTTCTTTGCTTTGAATTCTCTACTGAGATTACCAATTTTAGCTAACCACGCTACTTGGTGGGTGTAAAAATCTAATGCTTTCCCACCAACCCGATAATGCTTTGTCCCAAAGAGACCTGCATTAATATTTTCTCTAACTTGAGAAATACAAATTAGTGTAGAATCCTTACCTTCTGTATAATCAACTGCTCTAGGAAATAAAGTTGAAGAAAAATATTTCTGTTTTTCTAGGGAATAACTACCATCTTGGATTTTGTCTTTCTTAATTGCTTCTTCTGCTCGTTCTTTCCCTGCTTCTGAAACCATAGCATCAAGAGAATCCATTACATACAAAAGGTATTCACCACTTTTAAGAGCCTTCACCCTTCTTAAATAATCATTACCTGCTTTCTCTGCTGTATCAAGTCGTACCCACTCTATAGATTTAACAAAATCTTCTCCATACATTTCTTCAATTGGAAAGTCCATTACACCTTCCACATTATTGTAGACGATTATAATTTTCTTTACTTTATCAAATAATACAGGAGTTTTGTTAAGATTGTAATAAGCTTGAGCACATGCTTCAAGGGCTAAAAGAGTCTTTCCACTACTACCATCACCTACCAAATTAATTATACGCCCTCTTGCATAACCACCATTCCTGCCCTTACCACTCATTGCAAGATTTAATAATATTGAACCTGTGCTTGTAAATTCTACTCTGGTTTTTAATTCTGGTACGGCAATTTCTTCAATCTTTTTCTTTACCATTTTTTAAACCTCTCAAGATACTTTCTTTCATAGCTGTTTTTTCTTCTGGAGTTTTGGGTTCAGCATTAAGACCATTAATCAAAAGCGTCACAAGATTTTCTAAAGAACTTTTCTTTTGCATTAAAGCAGACACAAAAGCCTTAAATTTTCCCACTTCTAAATCTAAATCTATTAATTCTTGGTCACCTTCTAAAGCCCTCTTCAAAGAAGCATCAGTTAATTTACTACCACTTTTTAAAATTTCCTTAGTTATTTCTGTTATTTTCTTGCTTTTTAAAGTGTCTCTTTGGTGAATTAATTCGGTTAATCCTAATGAAGTTTCTAAAAATACTAATGGTTGTATAATCCATTCATTTTGTAAGTCATGTTCATTAATTGTGGTCTCATTTACTGCTTGTTTCTTGTTAAAACTATCCACATTTATATTTTCCTTTCTTATTTTAAAGTTTGTCTGCAAATTTCTTATTTATTGCTCTATGTTCTTTCCTACAAAGTTTTCTGGTTTCCTTTTCACAATCTGCACATTCTTCCTCATCATCATAATCTTCTCCAAACGCAAAACCCTCTGGACATGAATCGTTATTTTCTTTATCATCTTGGTCAGAGAGGTCTTCTTTATTTTCATCATTAGTTTCACCTGTGTCTATTTCAGGAAAATCATCTTCTGATTCATTAGTTTTTTCTTCATCTTTCCTTGTAGCTTTTCCTAGAAATTCAGCTTTCATTGTTTCGTAAGATTCATAATGTAGTAGATTTTCAAACGGAAGAATATCATCTAATAAAGATTCATCATCTAGTTTACTGGGGGTTTGGTCTAAAGTAACTGATTTATATTTTGTAGTCATTCCAGTACCTTTTCTAACTATGATAACATCATAGCCAACATTAATATCAGTTATATCTATAATCTTTCTTGTGCGTCTATTAAGACAAAGACTGATTAAAGGATCACCAACACTAGCTGTTGGGGCTTCAAACAATTTTACCCCCTCATCTTCTTTCTCTCTATCCAGAATAAAAAATAATGTTCTTCTAGCAGGTCTTAATCTCTTGGCTTCCTCTTCTTTCCCTGCTTGTTGATATTTTAAAGCTTGTTCACAAATAGGACAATCTTCATCTTTCATTTTCTTTAGACATAAAAAAGAACTTTTATCTCCACCCACACCATAATGAACATGAATATCTAATGCCATATCATGTTCAGCATCATAAGCAGGAAGTACTCTAATGAAATTGTCTCCTTCTATCATTCTGTAACTTTTTAAATCATCATTTTTTTCTATATGGTAATATCCTGTAGCCCTGTCTACACTTTCGATTCTATCTTTGATTCTATCTGGATTGAAATTTGTTTTTGCTTTATTTTTTACCATTTTCGTTTTTCCTTTTAAATTAATTGATAAGAATAGATTTTTGAATACATTGTTTTGTTATTTTTTAGATTACTTCTTATAAGCGTTCTCCTTTCTGATTGTAAAGCTGTGTCAAAGGAATAATGAGGTTCAAGAATTTCTACAGCTTTACTTATTGTGATTCTATCTATATAATTTCCTGATTCTATGTGTCTTCTTGTGACTCTTCTGGTGTGTCTCCCTTTCATTTAATGCTCCCATTTTTGTACAATTAATTATATCATATATTACATTGAATGTCAAGCAAATTCTTGACACTTCTTTGGTTTTCTTTTTAATTCTAAAGGCTTTTGTTTAAACCAGTTACGACCAATAGAACATTCTATTTCCATATTCACATTAAGAAAATCAAAATCCCATTGAGTCATAATCTTTTTAATTCGTTTATAAGTCTTTAAAATCTCACTCTCATGAACATAAAGAGTTATATCATCATGAATAATTAATGGAATTTTATACCCCTCTCTAGATGCTTTAATCATTGATAACAAACAGAAATCACTGGCAAGACTTTGTATTGGGGTGTTAATCATCTGATTATAATCAAGTGGTGCATATCTTTTTCTTCCTAACAGACTTTGAACATAATGATTTTTATTATAAAATAATTTTAATCTCTTCTGCCATCTTTTTATAAAAGGATACATTCGAAACAACTCATCTTGTGACTGTTCTACTCCTGATTCATGCACTCCTAAATTCCTTGCAATTGATTTAAAACCTGCCCCATAAAATGAAGGGAAAACAAAACCATTCTTAGCATCAAACCTGTTTATTTTTTTGGTTAATACTTGAGAAAGTCTATCAGCCCAAAACTGATGCATATCATAATGAGCATTTACTTGTCGTATTAATTCTCTATCCTTACTTTCCATAGCCATACAACAAACTTCTGCCCCTTTGTAATCAAACGACATTAATACATGGTCTGGTGGAACAGTAAACATTTCTCTTACAAATGGATTATCCCTTTTGGGAAAATTTTGTAGATTTGGTGAGTCCGAACTTAATCGCCCTGTCTCTGTAAATGTCAAATTATAATTAGTATGAAGGAGTCCATCATCATAAATGTGATCTTCAAACCCCTCTAAATAAGTGGAAAGTAACTTGCTTGCTTTCCTATATCTTAATAAATGATTACAGAACGGAACATCACCAAACCTTTCTAATACTTCTGCGTCAATACTCTTTGCTCCTGTAACTGTTTTTTTAGCACCATTTAATTTTAATATATCAAACATAACTTTACTTACTTGTTGAGTTGAATTCAGATTAATTGTTTTGTTTTCTATTTTTTGAAATTTTGTCACTTCATCAAGGCGTGATAAAATCAGATTAGCTTCTTGTTTTTCTCGCTGTACTTTTTTTTTATTTTTATTAAGAATATCTATATCTATTAAAGCACCTTTCATTTCAGATTTCAAGGTGGCTTCTGCACCATCTAACATCATAAAATAAACTTTCCAATCATTTTCATCCATCAAAGTTTCAAGCATCTGATAAAGTGCAAAGGTTAATTTAGCATCAAGACCATTATACTTATGAAGAAGGTCAATAGGACACTGAACCATATCTTTTTTATATTTATCTACTTCTTTAAGTTTGCCCAAACCTAATCTAACAAATGCTTGATGATCTAAACTATGAACACCTCTTCTAGAATCTAAAATATAAGACATATACATTACATCATAAACATTATTTTGTATGTCTATTGAAAGCCTTTCTTTAGCCCATAGTTTTTCAAACTTATAATTAAAAAACATCTTTTTACAATCACTCTCAAGCAATTCTTTAAGTGCTTCTTGAATTGAAGATTTACTCAAATCATCTTTTTCTACTAAAAATGTATAGGAATTATATTTATCTGTGGATATTCCACAACTAATTATATGATTTCCCTTATTATAAGGTTTAAGACCTTTGGTTTCCCAATCTAAAGCAAAGGGTTTCTTTTCTTCCTTAATCATTTTAAGAAAATCTATTACATCATCATGAGACAAGATAACATTATTATCTGTTCGTATATCTGATTCAATAAATTTTTGGTCTAAAACTTTTCTAGCTATTTTAAGGTCTCTACGAAACACTGGTTCTAAATAATGTACTTGGGATTGGTCTAAACTAAAAGTGGTTACAATATTACAATTGAATTTGTTGGAAGGAATTACATATCCTCTGAATTTATTGACTCCACCTGTCCTCTCTAGGAAGGCTTTACAGGCAACACTGCCCATGAGTATAATAAGTTTGGGTGTGCTGTTTTCAACCATTAAAAATTCTTTACATAATTTTATTTGTTTATCAGAGATTTTCTTTTTACTTCTACATTTGACAACACTTGTCATATATACTTCATCCATAGAAAAACCTGCCCTGACTAACTCTCTAGAAAGTTTTGAGATATTAAAAGGCTGTTCTTCTATGACGAGTACATCGGAACGAGGATTTCCTATGCCTTCAAATGTTGAAGGTGTTCCTCTTTTACATTGTTCACAATTTCTGTGCATTCTTTCCTTTTAGGTTTAATGTTATCATAACGATTTCCTTGTCTGGTTTTTGTTAAATAATAAACTCCCCCATAATATTTAATTTCCTCATGCCCAAATTCACTTAATGCTTTTCGTATGTATGCTATGAGTTGTACAATAGAACCAGATGTTGTATCACATTCAAAGGTTTCTGCAACATGTTTCATTATTAATTCCAATTTACCAATATTACTTTCATCTTTCAAAAAATCATAAACTGTCCTTATCTTTGTTCCTTTTTTAAAGAGTTGATACGAATTCTTTTTCCCCTTTACTTTGTAAATTTCTTTTTGTTTAAGCTTTAATTTCTTTCTAGGTCTTCCAATTTTTGTGGGTTTATATCCTGTTTTGATTCCCAAAGAAAATTCTCTACATTTTGTGTTATATCTTTGTGAATCTATTCTACATAATTTACAATCTTTATTTTCCCTGCTCCAATTTCTTCCAAATTCATCACATTTAATAACCACTCCCAAAGCTCTAGCAATCCGTTTTCCGTATTTAGTTATTGTTTCATTATCAAATCTTGCCATTTATTTTCCCATAACTTCTTCGTGTACTTTCCTTAATTTAGGATTCTTCATCCAATTACTTGAACTTGGTTCACATCTACTATGCCTATTTAAACCTTTGCCTATACATACCGTTTTATTGTTTGCTCTTTTTTTCGCCACCTCAAATTTCTTTTCTATTTCTTTATTATCACAAGAATCAAAATCACTTGTTCTCCATGCTTTTTTTCTTTCTTCACTAATGACCATTAAT